GACAAGGTCGACAGAAACAGCATCGGCAAAGACCGCCACAGGGACGTTAGCCAACGCCCTTTGCAATATGTTTGCAAGAAGCGAATCAGCAAACACATATCTTATAGTCTTAATACCTGGAAGTCTGTTCATATATACAAATTCAAATAAAATTCTGCCGTTTCTTCAAAAAATCGTAAAACCGAAAAATCACCCTTTCAGTCGTTGTCTTTTTTTCGCCTTACACTCGTTAGTGAGATAATTCTTACGCAAACGTTGGTAATTCTTAGCGATAGAATCCCAGCAAGAGCCATCTTCCGTGATGCCGCGCTGCTCCATGAAGAGGTAAATCAGATCCTTCTGTTGCCTGCCGATAACCCCGAAATCATGAAGGAAGTTCCAGCAGTCCACGTCAAACGAATTTTTGATGTTAGCGACAAGCGCCCGTTTCCCCGTATCCGTGATATGGTTGTACGTCCGAGGGTCAAGCGGTTTTGAGTAGGGAATACAAATCGCGACCTCATCCTTCTGCTGAGAGTGGAAAAAACCGCCGGGCGGTTGCTTGGTAAGAGCGAGCTTCAGCAACTTCGACTCGATGCAGCCATTCGTAAGGCGCACCGGCTCGTTGCCCCCGTGACGGTGGATAAACCACTGGCGGAGATAACTCGGAAGTTTTATGTAAACGTGATAGTCGCTCATTGTTGTAAGAATTTGGACAAAGATAGAAGAAAATTTGCGTACATTCATCTTATTTGAAAAATATTTAACAACTTTTGGTTCATAAGTTTGTTAGTTTGTTTATAAATGAATACCTTTGCTGATAAGAATTGTTTAACATTTAAAATATAATATTTATGGAAGTATTTTTGTCTTTAATTTTATTGGTTTTTGGTATTTTGCAAATTATTTTGTTTTTCAAAATTTGGGAAATGACGAATGATGTCAAAGACATGAAAAATAAAATGCTTGGTTCATATACAGAGGATACAGAGTTTTTAATAAGAAAAAACAGAGCTATTGGAAATAACGAAAAGGTTGCTGAAATATTGATTGAGGAGTTGTTATGCAGTTTTGAAAAATATATTAATAGTGCTGAATATTATGCATCAACTGATTTAAGTGAGAATATTGCAGAACTTGAAAAGAAGTTGCAGGTTTTAGGAGTAGAACTTCCTTCAGGTTTGAGAAAGATAAAAAATGCGAAAGATTTCAAAGATCTCAGTAGAATAAGAGTTCCAAAAGAAGAAAAAAAGTAGCAGTTAATTAGTTTATAAGCCGAAGTAACGAATTAAGTTCTTCGGCTTTATTTATGCTTTGAATAAGAGCAAGAGAAATTTTTAGTAAAATGTAAACAAAAAGTATAAATGTTACAAGAAGTTACAGGTAATTACAAGAAAAATAGACCCTTATATGCTTGAAATAAAGAGTGTTACATTGAATTACAATAATTACACCACTTTTCCGCCCAAAATAAAACGTACGAAAAAAAATGTTTGTTTGTTCATAAACGAAATCCATGAAAAGAAAGCTCCCCAAATTTACAGACATTAACATAAAAAGAACCGCCGAGACATCTCTGCCCCGGCGATACCAAAATTATGATAGAAAGAAATTAATAAAACATTAGAAAGGTCTGTCGTCCGGCTCATCCGCCGACGAAAGAAGACTGATGCCAAAGGCAGAAGCCAGGCTCTCATAATCAAAGCAATAAGCACGTTGCGCCATTGTCAGTTTGGGAGCCGATCCACCCGGACCCAATTTTGAAATGTCGTATTGCAGAACACCCTTCTTATAGACATCAAATCGAACCACCTTTTCCCCCAGGTAAGCCCGACTGTTCTGAAGATAATACTTCAGGGCATCAACCGGCAGCACCTTCTCGTTAGCCATGCGCCCCTCCTTACGGTAGAGATTAAAGATACGCGTTTTCTGCAGAAAGAGAACCGGGTGTTCCGATTGCCAAAACGCATCAATTATGTCCGACTTGAATTTTCCGCAATATTGGATTTTGTAGTCGCCACCCTCAATAAGTTCGCCATCCGAAACCAGATACTGCACTATATTCCAGAAGTTGCCCAGTTCGCCATTCGTTTTGCACTCCGCATTTTGTTTCTTTATGCCCTCCACGGTAACATCCAACATCTTTTTATATGGAATAGAAGGGATGCAGTCCTGCAACACTTTAAGGGCAGCCAATGGCACACACCAGTTGTTCATGATACGGTCTTCGCCTTTCTCCTTTCCTAATTTATTCGCTACATCATCCTGTGCATCATGAAACGCCGTTGCCCATGCCTGTTCAAAACGTTTGCGCTGTTTAAGGATTTCAAGCGTGATATGCGTCAGTCCCGGCGACCGCATTTCAAGAAGTTTCTTGTAGTTCAGTTTCTCCTCATTAGAAAACTCCGACTTCGGGAACTGAAGGAAGATAAGACGAGAAAACAGCGCAATGTCCGCCGTCGGCATCTCCTGCCCGGAAAGGATAATCCCCGAATCCACCGCCGTAGTCTCCTTCTTCTTGTCAAGATCCATATTCATGCGAGTGCGCCCCGTACCGTCCCACAGACCCTTCAGAAACTCGATGATCTTCACATCCAGGTCGTTCTTGTACTCATCAATATGCACAAGAGCGTTAGCCGACTGCGCCACCGTGTCATTAAGCGCCGAGGGCGTAGAGTTCTGAATGTTCGGAGCCGTGTAACAGATAGTAAAAAGAGAAAGAAGAGTATGACCAAGTTCCGACTTGCCGCTGCCCTTAGGACCGAAAAGGTTGAGAATCGGGAACCAGTGGTTAGCCGATGAAGAAGTTACCACGTCGCGGAAGAGCGTAGCAAGGTAAAAACAGAATCCGACACGCCCGTTGTCGCCATAGACTTTGAACAGTTGTTCAGTAAACTCTTGAATCGAGATAGAAGAAAGGTTAAGATGCACAAACTGCTTCTCAAAATTAAATAGTTTCGGGTCCGAGCGGTAAATCTGCGAACTCGCCGGCAGATAGAAGTTCCCCTTATCCTTCAACCTGACAATACCGAACTCATCCGTTTCAATAAACTTAGTCCCGTCAAAGATCCCGTTTCCGAAGGCAAAGAACCCTTGGCGCTGCCATCCCATCTGCGTGATTTCCGTAGCCGTTTCCGTCTTCTCGTAAAGATACGATTTCAGTTTCGTCAGCTCCTTCTCTGTACCCTTCCAGATAAAGTTGCCAAGTCCCTCAATCCTCTGCTTGAACTTCGCAAGAGCGATAAGATCCTCCTGCTTCAGTTCCAAAATCTCCTCATTTTCCATTTCGTTTTTGATTTTATAAAGTCGTTTCGGGTTAATGTTGTCCTTGATGTGAAACAAAGGTTTCATAGTAAAATTCGACCACTCGTAGACGCTGCCCTTCTCCGTGATCGACATGTAACAGCCGTGAGAAATGTAAAATCCATACTTCCTGTTAAGGTCAGACTCGTTCTTCTCCTTCGATTTTTTGTCCTCCTCCTCACGGCGTTTCTTCTCGTTCTTAATCGCCTGGCTCCAAATCGTGCGCCCGGAATAAAACTTCGATAGTTTCGCAATATACATAGAAATGCCCGTCTCGTCATCAATAAGTGAGAGAAGATAAGCAATCTCGCGTATCGTCTGGCGCTGCTCCTCCGTGGTGTTGTTAAGAGGGAAGAGCTTTTCAGCAAGCCAAAGAATAAAGTCCTGCTCCTCGATGCTGTTGAAAATATTTATGCTTGTGAAAAACGAATCCGGGTCCTGCTTGCGGTTTTCTTCCGTGTCCGGAATCTCCTTGATGCTGACCGAAAGCCCACACTCCATGGCGAGTTTCCCTGCCTTCATTACCACCTCGATGCCGTGTCCGAACCTTTCCCCCTGCTTGGGAACATCAGCATCCGGCAAGAAACACACCTTACTCGCCGCACGCTTAATGATACTAAAATGATTTTCATTCCAAGAAGAGCCGAGCGCAGCCACCGTGTTAAGCACCCCGATAGACTGGAGCCTCATGCAGTCCGGTGCCCCCTCGACAAGAAACATCTTCTCCTGCTTGCACGCCGTTCGCCAAGCGTCGCGGATGCCGAAGAGCACCGTAGACTTATGGAAGATAACAGACTCCGCACTGTTCAGATACTTCGGTTGCGAATCATCCATACACCGTGCGGTAAACCCAATGACGTGCCCGAAGCGGTCCTCAATCGGAATAACGACCCTGTTCTGGTAAAAATCATAGCCCTTCCTGTTGAACAACCCCAACTCATCAAGGAAATCCTTCTTCACCTTGACCTTGCCGAGCGCATGCCCCTCGTCAGGCGCAAACCCGATGCCCTTCATCGTGCAGTACTCCTCTCCCCACCGATGAAAAGCGTAACACTGCGCCTCCTTAGAGAGAAGAAACTGCTGGCGATAGAAGTCCGCCACCTGCCTGTTAGCAATCCACAGCGCCTCACGCTGCAATCGCTCCTTCTTTTCATCAGCGTTCTCCTGCTGCTCCTCGACCTCGATATTAGCCACCCTTGCGAGATGCTTCACCGCTTCGACAAACGTCATGTTCTCGTGCTCCATGAGAAAGGAAATGACATCACCGCCCTTGCCGCATCCGAAACACTTGAAAGTGCCGGTCTGTGGGAAGACATAAAAAGAAGGTGTCTTCTCCTGGTGGAAGGGACAGCAGCCGACGAACCTTGTACCGCTCTTTCTTAGCGACACATATTGCCCGATGATGTCCTTGATGTCAATCCTGTCAAGTATGTTGTCAATAATTTCTTGTCTTATCATAATAAAGGTATTAAAATGCCCTGTTCCCGGAGCTTCACAGTGGCGGGGACAGGGGCTTAAGACATATTATTAGAGGAATTATTTTGCTCTTAATCCGCTGATATATTC